GACCGAAAAGAGAAGCGAGAAGAGATTAGGCGCGCCAAAGATATGATCATCGAAGAAGAAGAGCCACTCGAAGAAGAAGAATATCAAATCCCTATCGAAGATCTGATTCAGCAAAGGATCGATGCTACACAACGAAAGATCAGGAAGTTCGGAAAGACCCACTTTCGGACTGTTAAACTTCCAGCCGAGCCGATAGGGATTATTATCTTTGGTGATCCACATGTTGATTCTGAAGCGTGCGACTGGTATCTCTTACACCATCACGTCAAGCTATGCCAACAAACAGAAGGAGTCCTCGCGGTTTCAGTTGGTGATCAGTTGGATTCGTGGATCGGTCGACTCGGAAAAGAATACTCCAAAGCTTCGATCCTTGCTTCGGACGGTTGGCGTTTGACTGAATGGCTTTTCAAGTCTTTGCAATGGTTGTGTATCATCGGCGGAAATCATGATCTTTGGAATGATGCGAATGGATTCTCACCGATTAAATATGTAACCGAACATTGTGGTGTTCGATTCTATGCACCGGATGAACTCAAGATAAATATCGAATGGCAAAAGCGGCCGGACCTCGAAGATATTAATCTTTATTTTCGTCACTTCTTCAAAGGCAACTCCTTTTACCATAGTACGCATGCCGCAAATAAAGAATCAATATGGGATGGAAAAGCAAACCTTCTTGCAGCTGGTCATATTCATAATTGGGGTTACTTGATGACTGAAATGCGACATGGTAGGATCTCACATGCGATATCGGTCAAAGGTTACAAAAGTGTTGATGGTTATGCAAAGTCGAAAGGTTTCAACATACAAGAACATGGATCGGCTTGTTTTGCTGTTATCGATCCTTTTGCTGATGAGCCGGCGCGTATCAAAATCTTTTGGGATGTCGAAGATGGATGTAACTATCTTTCGTATATAAGAAACAAACGAACTAAAAAAAAGGCTGAACAATGAAAAAACCAACAAGTGGAAGACCGACCAAACTAACCGAAGAAACAGTCGCCAAGCTTTGCGAGTCCGCACGACTCGGAATGAAAGTTGATCATATGTGTCAGCGCGCCGGAATATCAACGCGTGCATATTACTCATGGAAAGCAAAAGCCAAACGAAAAGAACAACCATTTTATCAATTTATGCAGCGAGTAGAAAAAGCTCTCGCGGATGGAATCGCTCATAACTTAGCGATCATTCTTAAAAGTGCAAAAGATGGAAACTGGACTTCTTCGGCTTGGCTTCTGGAAAGGTGCTTCGGTTATAATAAAGTGATAGATCCCGTTGATGAAGATATAGCGATCGAGGTTGATGAGATATCAACAAAAGAACTCCTTGAAGAAGTAGCAAGATCAAACGAAGAACTAAAAAAGTTCTTTATGCCTGATATCAAAGAATGAATCTTCGAGATGTAATCGAGACAAGAAAACAATTGAGATGGTTACAGAACAACTATCCGCTTTCTATCTCGCGTCTATGGGTCCCTCATTGTGTCCGGTGGGATGGACTCGGCGAAAAGTCAGATCGTCTTTGTGGATGCATGAAGCCAATGAAACAGATCGGCCGTGGTTATTATGAGTGTTCCACGTGCAACATTAAAGAAGAAAGAACAAGTCAACGAGAAGCGATCGCGAATCTCGGAACAACTTCGACCGCTCTTTTTGGCGGAAACAGATCAGGAAAGACACAAGCCGGTTCGATGTTGTGTGTAGCGGTTGCGGCCGGTCGCGGTGAGTGGTGGGTCCGTGAATGGTTGCGACTCAATGATCTTCCTGATTCGGTCGTACCAAATGAAAACCCTTCAACCGTGATCGCAAGTGCTCTTTCCTATGGTGATGCTATCGCGTACATCCGGCCAAAGTTAAAACAATATCTTCCAGCTGGAACGAAGTACACAAGATGGAACGCGCAAGATCGCGGAATGGCTATTCTTCCGAACGGCGGAAAGATCTATTCTATGAGTGCTGATAGTGGACGCGAAAAATATCAAGGCCAATCATGCGAGCTTGTTTGGTTGGATGAAGAGCACCCATACGAGATCTTCGAAGAGGCGCAAATGAGAACAATCGACTCCGGAATCTCAAACGGTGTTATTCTGACAATGACACCACTGAAAGGTTTTACTTGGCCGGCGAATCTATTCCTCCAAGATCCGAAAGAAGGCTTTGTCGCTGCTAAGATATCAGGTCTCGACAATCCATATATTTCATCAAAGAAGATGATGTCGACAATTGCACACATGAGCGACGAATCGAAAAGGTCACGTTTATTTGGTGACTTTACAAATCAGGCCGGACTCGTTTATCCTGAGTTTGACCGCAATGTGCATGTAATCGATTCGATAGATATATCAGACCGTGATCGATATGAGGTCTTTGTGTCTATTGACTTCGGTGTCGTTAATCCGTTCGCGGCTTTGCTGATCGCTACAGACGGCGAACGCTATTATGTTCTCGACGAATACTTCATGAAAGAGAAGACAACGATCCAAAATGGACATGCTATCCAAGCCAAGTTCCATCGATACAAGCCTTTTAACTTTGTGATTTGCGATCCAGAATCAAAAGATGCGAGATTGATCTTGAATCGACAATGTAATCTTTCGAATGTACCGGCTCCAAAATCTGGAAAGTATGGACTGATAGAATCCATCAACCTTGTTAAATCAAGTCTAACAATACAAGCGGATGGAAAACCGCTTCTTTTCGTCGCTAAAAAATGCAAAAACTTATTGATGGAATTCAGAAAATATCGGTGGGCAAAAACAACAAACGGAACCGACCGACCAAAAAAGTCAGACGATCACGGCATGGACGCTTTGCGATATTTCTGCTCTTGGTATCACCGATACAAATCGCATTTTTAATGCTATATATAAGATCGAGGATTATTATCATGGAAGAATCAATTTTCAAATACTTGTTAGACTATGGATCGCTTGGCATCACCGCCGGTCTTTTATTTTGGCTTTACTTACAGAACACAAAACAAATCGAGAAGATATCAAAACAAGCGCGAGAAGATAGCCAGCTCTTAAGAGATCGATATGATGTTGTGATCGAGAAGTACGATAAAGAGAGAGTTCTATTCTTTGAAGAGCGGAACAAAATACATTCTCAAATCGTCCAACAAATCGACCGGCTCGAAAAGACCGTCGAGAAACAAGATCTTATGATCAACGCGATCAAAGATAAACTTGATGCGCTTCTACTTATCAGACAAAAAAAAGTACAATGAAAGATATATGTGACTATTGCGGTTGTGATCCCTGTGATTGTGAAGACCAAAAATAAAAATATAATTTGAAAATAAAATAAAATAAAACTATATAAATCAGGCCGAAACAAATTCGGAGTTTTTAACATTTATATGATTAACGTCGTTAGATGAAGAAAAGAGAAGGTACGCCGGCTTTGTCCGGCTTTCTCTTTTTGTGTTGAATACAAGATCGCCTTTTTTATGTTATCATCATTGTGATAAATGGAGATCTCAACATGTCTATATTTGATTCATTCTTTGGATTGTTTCGCACTCGATCAGCTGCCAAGCTTGAAAGTAAGCCAACAAAAGAAAATCATGGCTCTTCTTGGAACTCACCAAATGGAGTCCGAAATCCTTTCAATGCTCTAACTGCTTTGGAAGCATATGGAAATCACGGATATCTTTATGCGGCTATTACTCGATCTTGTGAAGACCTTGCGGCTCTTCCTCTTAAAGTCATAAAGGGAAAAGGAAAAGATGCGGTTGAGATTACTGATCATCCATTGACCGCACTACTCGATCAGCCTTCTATTTCTGTTGATGGTTATTTATTCCGTAATCAAATTATACTCGATCTTATCTTATCCGGTTCATGTTATTGTCTCATGTTGGGAGTCAACGAGAAGAAGCCTGATTCGGTTGTTCGATTACATCCGGATGAGGTTCGAATCGTTACAAATGAATTAGGGATCGTTGGTTATGAGCATACATCAAACGGACAATCCGTATTGTATCCACCCGAAAGAATACTAACCGCACGAAATGCAAGTTATGAGAAAGGACCAAAGTCACTCTTTGGAACTGGAGCGATCGAGAGTCTACGCCGAGAACTCAACGCCGATCTAAATACGCAAAATCTAACAAGCCAAGCAAGCGCGCAAGGTCATCCGGATATTTTGATCTCACCAAAAGACGGAGACATTTGGCCGGCCGAAACCAGAAGACAAATATCCGATAACTATTCGAAGCTTGCAAAGTCCGGAGGGGTCATGGTCCTATCTGGTGAAGCCGATGTAACACCTTTGAACGTCTCGCCGAAAGATATGGAGTTTGAGACAGTCAGAACAATGACCATGCAAATCATCAGTGCGGTGATCGGTACTCCGCCGAGTGTTCTCGGTTTGCCTTCTGCTAACTATGCAACTTCGAGATCTCAAAGTATCAACTATTGGGAACTACAGAAGAAGCGCGCCAAGCGAATCGAGATCATGCTTACAAAGTTAGCGCGATTGTTTGATCTTGATCTTTCTGTTCAACATGACTTTTCAAGCGTTGAACCGCTGCAGAGTGTAAGAGATGCACAGCTGGCACGAATACAGCTTCATATCATGAATGGGATGCGAGCCGAAGATGCGTATGCTTTTGAAGGTTTACATGATGCACCGATCGGAAAGATGGCCAACAAAGAAGAGCCTTCTCTATTGGATGAAAAATCACAAAAGACCGTTCTCCGACTCTTTGAGAATACTAAAAAAAAAACTTTGATAACTCACCAACTGAAAGAAGATTCTTCTGGAATCAATACTTTGAAAGAAGATACAAACCAGTCGAGAAAAAAATCAGGTTGATATTTTCTCGATATTTGGCCGGAGCAAAAAAGCGATATCTTGAAAGAGCCGAAGAATATATTCAAGAGACACAAAGAAGAAGTATATCGAAACAGTTTGATATAAACATAATCGACTGGTCATCTTTGAGAGGTCAAGATATTGAGGTCCGCAAAATCCGAGAGCTTGCAAAGTCTATCTATAGAGAACAGTATAACCAGATCGGCCAAGAAGAGATCAACAAGGTTATGCAAGAAGCCGATCTCGACTCGATTCAATTCAAGTCAGGCGATGCTCTCGAAAGACATCTTGAGAAGATCAGCCGCGAGATAACAAAGACAACCATCGACAAGATCGAGAAGGCTGTCAAGAAGGGAGAAGAAGAAGGAGCATCAAAAGACGAGATACTTGATTCGATCCGTGACTCTGTAGCATTTGACGAGTCACGCGCGCAAACCATCGCGAGAACAGAATCAACAAAAGTAATCAACAGCGCAATCAATGAAGCCTATAAGCAAGCCGGCGACAATGGAGTCAAGTTAGAGAAAGTTTGGATAACTGAAAATGATGATGCTGTGAGAGAAACACATATAGAACTCGACGGTGTAACGATTCCAGTGAATGAAGACTTTGTGTCATCATCTGGAGCGACAACTCAATCACCGGCTTCTTTTGGTGTAGCCGCTGAGGATATCAATTGTCGATGTACTATGCAGGCTATGGTCGTGAAAGAATAAAAAATAATACTGAAAAAAATCAACTTTGCAAAAGTAAAAAAAAACAGGTATACTCTCAACGGGTGAATAATATGATAATCAAAAAACTATTTGTTGAACGAATCGCTCCAGAAGAAGAGCCAGAAGACGCGCCTTTGATGGCTTCTTTTATTGCTTCCACTTCAGCCGAAGATCGTTATGGAGACGTCATAGCGCAATCATGGGATTTGACTAACTATCGAAAGAATCCAATTATATTATTTAATCATGACGCTAACCAACTACCGATCGGAAAAGGCGATGTCGATGTAGTAGATGGAAACTTGATGATCGATATCACTTTTGATATGGACGATCCAAGAGCCGCCGAGATAGGCCGCAAAGTTAAAGCCGGTTTTCTGAATGCTGTGTCTGTTGGTTTTAATCCAATTGAGGCCGTCGAAAGATCAGAACTTCCAGATGGTCATTTTGCTAAAGGTGAGAAGGGGACATTCTTTAAGAGTGCCGAGCTTCTCGAAGTTTCAGTCGTGACGATTCCAGCAAATCAAGAAGCTGTATCATCCAAAGAATATCGAAACATTGAAAACGTCGAGTCGATGACTTTATCGAAAGATCAGGCTATGGAGTTATACAAGTATATAGAACAACTTCGTGGAAGTGTTAAGGCACATGCGAGACAAGCCGATTTCATCGAAAGCCTTTTTTCAATGGATGACAAATACTATGGTGATGATGAGGACTCGGAGTCAGAAGAAGACAAGCCAAAGACCAAAGATGTAAACTATGGTCTAAAGTCAAACGCTAAAGAAGCGATGGAAGCACTCAAAGAGTCAACACAGAAAGCACTTATCAACAAAGCTGAACAGCACAATGAAGAATATGGAGACAATCCAGAGAAGAAACTAACGAATAGAAATTATTTAGCTGTTTCCTATCATCGAGGTTTGGCCGCATTTTTTGGAAATCCTTCTTCCGTTCGTCCTTCTGTTTCAAGTGCTGATCAGTGGGCTATGGCCCGAGTCAATGGTTTACTCTTTGCGATGAGGACCGGAAAGTTCAAAAGCAAACCCTACGATGTTGATCTATTACCGAAAGATCATCCACTATCGAACGCCGAAGAAGAGAAGCAAATCACGAAAGAGATATCTAACTTTCCGAAAGCCGGAGAAGATAAAAAGGTATCTTTGCGGAACTCACAATATCCGATCTTTCCTGTTGATTATGCCGAGAAGATAAAACTTGAATATCCGTCGATATGGAGCAAGGGGGGAAACATCTTAGGAAATCAACAGTTTAGACTTTTGAAAAAGATACAGGAAAACAGCGGAGTACCGGAAACAGACAACCAAGAAGAAGCGATTCGACTTCGTGAAGCTTGGGCGGCTCGACATCTTCAAGATTTTCGAACAGCTGGAACAGTTGCACAAATGAAATGGCTTGTCATCGGTGAAAAAGGTCTTCAACATATGAAAGACACAATCAACGCCGAGATCGACAAACTTAAAAAGCTTGGCTCTTCGCCAAAAGATCAAGAAGCAAAATCTTTTGCTTTTTTGTACGATCTATTAAAACAAACAGACTAAAAAGGGAGTTCTTATAATGTCTGATTATAATGTAAATGAAAACATGGTCGCGGAAGCCAAAGGTATACTTGAAGGAATCCGAAGCCATCAAAAAAATGCAGAAGATAAACTAACTAACCTTGATCGCCAAGTTGAAGATCTGAAACTTGCACAACGCAAACTTTCAGAAGCTTACACCAAAGCGGCTCCAGAATACACCGGCGAAGAAAGCAAGCTTTCCCGCTACATCAAAAAAGATGGAAATCTTCGAACTCGTGTTGAGCGTTCTCAAATCTCGATCAATGGTCAAGGTGTTATTGATGCTGAACTAAAAGGTCTTCTCGATGATAGCCCGATTTGTGAGTGGCAAGGTGATCTACAAAAGATCGTTCGTCAACGTAACTTTGCGCGAATGTTGATGGCCAATCCTCACACGCCGAAGATGGATGTCAAGCTTCACAAACATTTAGAGCTTGCTCCAAAATCAATAAAGCCACAAATCGAACGTGTATATGCTGGAGGAGCCGGTTCCGGTGCTGAATGGACTCAAGCACGATTTGTCGAAGAGCTTGCTCAAGATTATAAAACACCTCGATCACTCCGTGCACTTCTTGAAGAAGTACCGGTCGATCGTGGTTCTTTGTTGATTCCTCGATTGAGCAAAGGTGGACAGCCATATGTTCAAACTACGATCAGCGATGACAATCCATATGCAGCCGCTAACCAGTACAAAGCATCAACCGTAACAACAGCACAAAAGACGATCAACATGCAAGGTATGACCGTTCGATATTTAATCGATCAAGCTGTTATGGAAGATTCCGCTTTGGCCTTAACTCAAATCTTGAGTCGTGATCTTGTTGATACTATCGAAAGCGGTTTCGAGGATGCAATGATCAACGGTCAGACCAGCGGCGCTTTTGATTCTGATTTTGCAAACTGGAATCCTCGATCTCGTTGGACTGTTACAGGAAATCCAAACGACCACAGAAAAGCATTTGATGGTTTTCGTCAATTAGCGGCTAACAAGTCAACTCGAAACATGGCCGGCGATCCTGCAGATATGGCTTTCAGTGATATCATTACCGCGATCTCTTCAATGGGCGAATATGGCGCGAGCCAAGATAAGGTTCTCGTTGTATCTCCAGAAGCATTGATCAAGCACTTCTTGGATCTTAGCGAACTTGTAACCATAGATAAGTTTGGCGATAAAGCTACTGTACTGACTGGAACACAACTTGGATCAATCATGGATATGCCTGTTATCATGTCTCGATTTATGACCGCGGACCTTGATGCAAGCGGTAATTATACAAGTACACCTTCAACCATGACCGGATTTGTGATCTTTGACCGATCAAGTTTCCAACAATATGTTCGTCGTGGTCTACAGGTTGAGACACAACGAGACATAACGACCGGTGCGATGTCTTTGGTTGCTTCTTTCCGTGGTGTCATGGCTTCCAGTGATTCAGCACTTGCGAAAAACTGCGCGTTTATTACAAACTTAAATAGTTAATCAATCATGTCTATTGTAAGTGTATCAACAATCAAAGAGTATCTTCCAGAACTCGCCGGTTCAACTGGAGCGGATACCGATTTGACATCATTGCGGGATCGAGTAGAAACCGCGGTCGCTCGTTATCTCGGTTTTCCGGCTCCGGATGGATCGTTGAATCCTGTTCTTGATGTCTCGACTTATACGGTCTTTGTTGATTCACCTACAATGTATGATTCTTTTACTTTACAATTACCGATAGCACCGATCGCGACTATTACTTCCGTACATGCGGACATCAATCGCAAATACGAAAGTGATAGTCTGATCGATGCTTCGGTCTATTCTTTTAATGCTCAACTTGGAAGGATCTACATAGATCCGAATCAGGCCACTACACAATTCCAAACCGGCTATCGTACTAACAAAGTAATTGTTACAGCTGGCTACACTTCTGTAACTTTACCGGATGATCTGGAACATGCAATTTGTGTTTGGTGTTCTCAACTACACCGAAACAAAGCCAACCAAGGAAAAGAACAAATCAGTCAAGCGAACTCCACGGTTAGAATATCGGTCAAAACGATTCCGGACGAGGTCAAAGAACTATTGAACCCGATCAGACTTCCGCGAGTTGTGTTATGAGTCGAGTATATAGATTTGATCAGTTTGTTGATTTGATGAACAGAAAACACCTCAACACAAGAAAGACCTTTGAACGTTTAGCGGTAAGAGTAAGAAGGCAGCTTTCATATGAGGCAAAGAAGAACGCGACCACATATCCACGAAGAAGAACCGGCGAACTTTACAAGTCGATCAAGGCAACAGTCAAACCGACACAAGACGAATTCTTGATCTCTCTTACGGCTGGAAATGAAACCGCTTTCTATGCGCGATTTATTGAACTTGGAACCAGCGGTAAAGGATCGATGGCTCCGAGATATTATCTTCGTCGAGCTTTTGAAAAGGTGAATTCATTTGTTCCGAACGATTTAAAACAATATCTCGGTTTATATTTGCGAGATCCTGATTTCTACGGTCAACGAGAATAACATGACCGATTGTCGAATAGTCAAAATCCATAAGAAGATCCAAGAACTGATCGGTGTATCATATGCGGCCGGCTTTTCTGGTTTGAATCTTACAGGAAATGTAATTCGCGGAATGGTTGATGAGCCACCGGTGATCCCGTTTGCGTGTGTAAGGTTCGAAGATGCGATCGAAGATTATGGTCCTACTATGGGACGTTATCGCGGTGATGCTCTCTTCGAGATTTATTGTTTTGTCGGTGGTTCTTCATTCGAAGAACGTAGTGATGCGGCTTTGAATATTTCAAGCGACATGATCAGCAAACTGACAGCTATCAGAAATCTATCTTTGCCTGATGATGTCGATGATATCAAGTGTGATTTCACAAGTATCGACGGTGACAAAGTCGGGCTTAATGGAATCGGAATCGGTTATATCCGTGCAACTATTAAATTCCAATCCGATAACGGTGTATAACTATGACATGGTATGATTCAAATTTCAAAGATCGTTATCCTGTGGCTATCAATGTAATCGGTGGATCTGAATCAGCTGGAACCGAAGATGTGCAAATTTTAGTTCCAAAGGATTTTGACCGATTTTGGAGTTCCATTCGGCCGGATGGATTTGATATCGTGATAGCTGATCCTGATGGAAATGTCGAAGTATTCCAAAGAAGTGTCTTCAATTTTGCAAACAGATCTTTGATTTTGCAAGCTGATAACGTAAGTTTTCAGAATAGAAACAGTGTTGCACTGCTTTACATTTACTTCAACAATCCAGATCAATCTTCGGATCTTGCTGGAAGTTTTACGGCAAGCTCTCCAAAGATCGGAACAATAGCTTTGAATAGACCTTCTTCTTTGTCAGTTGGAAATCTCGAACAAGGTCAAGGAAATGACTCACCGGCCGCATCTTTTCAAAAAACAGAAGACGAAGAGGTTTATATCTGGTTTAGAGTCGGCTCTTTGTTATCGCGACGAATCAGTCAATACAATGATCATCTTGATTATGAACAGATAAGCTATATCAAAGTTCAGTCACTTGATGCAGCTGGCTCGAATGATGCGAATCGATACATAGAAGGCGAGACAAGATTTTTGCCTTCTTGGGTCGGTGTTAAAGTTAAAGCAGGATCGGCCGGCGTTGATTATACTATAGCTGTTGAGGTTGTCACAACTTCCAGCGGTCTAACTCAAACCTTGAGCGCGCGCGCACTTTTAAGAATCAGAAACCTTTTACCTTAGGATTAAAATCATGGCTCAAATATTCGGAAGAAACTCTTTTATCAATGCAGGCGAAGAAGGTACATATGGAACCATTTGCGCAGCTTTCCAAAATAGCGCGCGTTTGTATTCTGTATCCTTGGCGAGAACTCAACAACGAGATCGAAAAGCTGATCTATCAACAAGCGACGGAGCCTTCTCACAAAATCATTTCGATATTTTCGAGGAAGCCGGCGGAGCGATCGAGATTCCTTTGAGATATGATCATGCGGGCCTTTTCCTTTATGCGGCTTGTGGACAAAAAACCACGACTCCAGACGGTGCGCTTTTCATCCATGATTACAAATGTGGAACCACCGATCTTCCGGCTATCTCGATCCAGTTGCAACGAGGATCAGGAAACAGAGAAACCTTTCTTGGTTGCAAAGTTCAGTCAATGGAAATAAGCGGTGCGGCCGGCGAAGAGATCAAAGCATCATTTGAGATCATCGCACAATCAGCAAATACTCGATCCGGTACAGCTTCACCAACATTTGGCGATGGAAAACAAGCTTTTCATTATGAAAGTTCAGCAATGCAAATCACACCTTCCGCCGGCGGTGCGACTGTTAACTATAAGTTGATAAACTTCACGCTAACTTTGAACAATAGCATTGAACGAAAAAATGTTCTTGGTTCCAAGTTAACAGAAGAACCAGAGATCACCGACTTCCGATCTGTTGAATTATCAGCGGAATGCTATCAGGAAAATGATACGCTTTATGATCTACAGCTATCCGGAACCCCTCATGATATCGTGATCGAGTTTGTTGAGACTGGAACAAGTAATTATATCAAGTTGTTGATCCATAATGCAGTAATCACGGACTTTGACGACGCTATTGATACGGTCGGTCGGTTAACTCAAAGCTTCACCTTTTTAGGCTTTTCCGATTCATCAAATGAAGCTTTGGAAATCCAGATTCGAAATGATAGGAATGATTCTATTTAATTTCTTTTAATAAAATAAAATAAAAAAATTGGGCTGACAATGAAACATATAATCAATCAAATAATTTCACAATCGAAATTCACAGTATCCGCTTTTGCTGGAAAGCTACTTCTCGAAGGTCGGATTCTTTCACCGAGTGAGGCACATGCGGCCGGTCTAACATCAGGATTGTTAGCGGCCGCGATGGCTGATCCAAAACAACTCCAAGCCATGAGTCAAATCAAAGATGATGAAACAGATCAGAACTTCGAAGAAATTCTGCAGATGGCGAAAAGAATAAGACCGGAAAACATCGAAGCTATGGGAGAAGCACACGACAAAATTCTTTGTCGAGTTATTAAAAGAGCGAGTTCCGACAATGGTGAGACATGGCAAAATATCATTCTCGTTGAAGGAGTCGATCAACAAGATGCGGAAAAAAACCGGCTTTGGGTCGGCATGATTCCAGAAGATGACCGTAAGCAAATCCTCGATCATGCTTTACAAGGTCACAAGAAAGCCGTCGAAAGTATAAGGGGGTCCCTTTGAAAACGATCCTCAAATCTTCGATCTGTTTGATATCTTGGCCGATAGTTATGGCGTCCTGCCTTCTGATCTTTTGGGCCTCTCTTTTCAAGAGATCATGTTCAATATCAGGTGTTTGAAAAGCCGATCCTATCGGATGAATAAATTGATGAAGCAAAGTAACAGAAAAAAAGCTATGTTATTTCCGACTGTTAACATTTCTGATTTGCTGAGAAGTTTGTAAAATGGCCGAAAACATAATCAAATATATACTCGACATCGAAACAAAAGGAGCCGAGAGAGGACTCAAAGAGGTCGCCGGCGATTCTAAAAAAGCGGCTTTGAGCCTTGACAAGCTGGAGAAGGAAAGCAAAGAAGCATCTTCTGGACTTGCGATGACAGGAAAAGCTTCGAAGAAATCAGCTATCTCTTTGAAAAGCTTTACAAATGCGGCCAAGTTTGGAAAAGATGCTTTGTTATCTTTGCCGTCGATTCTTCAGAATGTTGGCGAATCAATGTTCAACTTTACGCGTGATGCCGTCGATGCAATTAACCGGCTCAATGATTTATCAACAGCTTCGAATTTAAGCGCGTCAACTATTCAAGCGGTGAGTCTTGCTTTTGAGGCATCCGGACAAAGCGCAAGTCAAGCGGATACATTCGTCAAGAAGTTTCCACAACGACTCGCGGACATAAGAAAAGAAGGATCTGATAGCAATCGAATCTTAAAACAAATGGGAATCGAAATCGGAAATGCGGCGGACGGCTATCGCTCCAGTGATGCCGTTTTCAAAGATATTATCACCACACTTCAGAACATGGAAGACGCCGAACTAAGAACGGCCGCGGCTCAAAGGATATTTAAGCGCGACGTCGGAAATCTTTTGGTTGCACTTGGAAACACAGGACCGATCGAGAACTTTATCAAGTTCACTGAAAAGTTTGGAGTCGACACTCAAAAGAGTGCAGCGGATGCGGCCGAGTTCCAGCAAAAGCTCGCGGCTCTTGGCTTGGCTTTTGCGTTTGCGCGTGATCGTATTGTTGAAAGCTTTGGAGGTTATAAGTCATTTAATAAGTTACTAAGTGTTACAATTGGGGCTGTTGTTTTCGCGGCTGAAATGATCAGGCTTTTTAGTAATGAATTTATAACATTAGGAAACATAATCACTAAAATTTTAAAATTTCAGTTTAAACCTTTGCTGGATGTTTTGAAGGGTTTACAGCTTTTAAAAGACGTTGGTTTTGTGGATAATTTAGCAAATGATATACAAAGGCTTTCAGGAGCAAAAGCCGGAACTGGATTTTTACAAAACTTTGAAGGAAGGCTCAATTCAGCAAAAGCAGCGGCGGCCGAAGCAAGAGAAGCAATTGCAGGTTTTAATAAAACAACAGAAAAAACCGGTAAAAGTGGCAAAACGGCGAAAACAGCTTTGGAACAATTGAAAAAGCTATTCTCAGATCTTGATAAAGAAGCCGGAAAAGATTCAGCCGGATCAAAGAAGACCGGTAAGAGTGCGGCCGAGAAAGCCGCCGAAAGATTAATCAAGGCACAAGAGAAGGCAAAAGAAAAGCTCGCGGACTTGATGAGAACTCTTGAAATGGGAGATATCACTCTTGAAGGTGCTCTCAAAAAAACCGGCGGATTGATTCGGCTCTTTGAAAAACTCAAGATGCCTATCGATCCGATTCTAAACTTCAAAGCCGAACTCGAATCGCAAATCTTCCAGAACATGCAAGACGAAATGTCGAAGATCGCGGATGAACTGAATAATATAGATCTATCAGGATTGAAACAACAATTTAGAATTGCGGCTATCGAATTTGGAGTCAATATAACAGAAGCCATATCTGGATCTTTTCAAGCCGTGCAAACCTTAGTAACACAAATAGCGGGACCACTCGCCGGAGCGATTACTTCAGCTTTGGGATCAATATCAGCAATCGGCCAACAACTGAAAGAGGTTGGACAAAAAGCGGTCGATGTTGAAAAGGAAAGAAGAGTAACACAAGCCAAAGAACGGATCGAAGCACAACGAGGAAGATCTTTAACCTCGGCGGAAATGAAACAGCTTGAAGAGACAGCTGGCTTTCTCACAGCAAAAGAACAGGAAAAGATAATTCGAGATGCACAATTAAAAGATGCGAGAATGAGAGTTCAAAACTTTGTCGAAGGGTTCGCGGTCGCGCTGGAAGTTTTACCGGCTATCCTTATTAATGTTTTACCACGTGCGATCGGGCTTGGTATCGTTGGACTTTTGAAAGCTATTTTTGATCTTCCGGCTACTATTGGAAAAGAGTTTGGAATTGCAATTGGTAAACTTTTGAAAACATCACGAAATGAGGTTCTTGATGTTGTCGGTGCGATCCTTGATACTGGAGCCGAGATCGTAACACTAACCGCAATGGATACAAGAACCTATAATCGAAGATCCGGCGGCTATATTCCATCCGCTCGATCTGGAATGATGTTCACCGGAGCGCAAAAAAGCGGACTTGCTTTGTTACATGAAAATGAATTCGTCGTTCCGGCTTCTGGACAAAAGCCGCAAACAGTTGAACGGACCATGAAACAGAACACCGGCGGGATCACGGTCAATGTCTCCGGAATGGTTGTCGAGTCGAACGCCGTTGATCAGATAGTACGCGAGATCGAAAGAAGGTTCTCGACTTTTGGATCTGCTCAATCAACATTATTTGGTGGTAGTTAAACATGGGAAATGCAAAGTTCTATTTTTATCCGGAACCGAACGGTGGTCGGTTAGTTGAGATTGATCTTGGTGAAAGACTCGGCGAGCTTTTTTTTGATTTTGAAGTTCAACAAGAAACAGCTACATCGATGGCCGGCGGGATGTATCGAGCCGTAACGATGAGCAGACAAGTGATCACCATTCAGCGCGATCGGCTAAAGCTCGGCGAAGACATCGCTAACAAAATGCGAGCGATGGAAAATCATTTGAACCGCGGTTTCTCGGTCGCCTTCTGTAGTGATGCTGATAAGAGTTATTGCTTTCCTGTTTCAAACTTTCCTTATACAGGAGACACAAGTTTTCAGGTCTTAGGAGATCCATTTCGTAACATGACCGGCTCGAAACTTCCGACCGAAAATGATTACATCGCATTTGATACGCCAAATTTAGCCGCTACATATGAAGTCGGAAAATATACAAGTGCGACCGGTGCTTTCACTTCGGTCAACGGTGGCACCATGAATATCTCAGAAGGTCTATCTTTCACTTACACAAAACCGGCTTTTGTTCGATATTATAGATTTTGGCCATGTTTGAGACTTGCTTCAAATGTTGGACAATCGATCATTACTAACGAAAACGGGATCTTGTTTTCGCTGGCTCTTCAGTTGGTTGTCGATACTTCGACTTTGTTCTCTTTCCATCCTATAATGACCGGTGATGATTCGACGGTGAACTTCGATCTGATTCCATCCGGTGAAATAGTACCGCGAGAAGTCGCATTTGATCAAGGTACATCTTTGAACACACTGGATCGAGTAGCAAGGGAAATAATTGAGCCTTTTCCTGCAAACCATAGTTTTCCGCATCGAGAATAATCATGTCATGGTCTCATGGTTTCAGACAAGCTCTAACACATCGATCGATAGTACCTTCTTATCGTTTGGCGATTCGTTCTTTCACGGCTGTAAGTATTATCTTCAACATAAGATCCACAGGACGATCAATAGCAATAGATCGAGAGGGTCCGACTATCAACGGCCAAAGAATCATTCCTCTTCGATGGTCGATCACTTTCGGCGGTTTTACGGTTCCGATTGTCGGTGATATGTCCGGCTTGTTTCCAGCGGTGAGAAAGGGATCTTTTGCCGAGTTGTTTTGTGAGATAGACGGTCACGAAGAGAGGATCGCATGTGGACAACTTCGATCAATCAATAAAAGATACAATCGATTTATCTTGGAGTTTGTCGATCTGATTTCAGCTTTACAGACAAGATATGAAACCACACCGGCCGCCGGTACACCAGAAGAGCCCGATCCCTTTTCATTATTTTATTCAGCTGGGATAGAAACGACATTATCGTCAAACTGGACAAATCACGGAGCCGGTTTTCCTACGCAATTGAATCTAAATGATATCCGTGGATTCCACAAAGAAAATGGTACTTATGGAGTTGTCAGATGTCAACCAGCAAGCGGAAACGAGTTTATCCTTCAATGGGATAGTAAGACAACCACATCCGGAAATGCTGGCTTTCTTACTCTTTCACATACTTATCAATTTAGTTCGACTATATATCCGACTGTCTATAGTCCAGTTAACTTGACAACAAGCGACAAGGTTTTCACGGCTCAATATTTACAAGGTTGGCCGGCTGATATCTTCGGAAAAATGTTAATGGGCACAACCGGAACCGGATCGGGCTTATTAACATATCCACCGGCGATGAATAGCGGGATCGGATTGTCTTCTTCTTTCTATGATCAACAAGATGCAGACACTTGGAAAAGTTACTTGAAAGGAGCGGCTCCAAATTTATCGGCTTATGATATTGGCTATGTAGTTAACTCACCGATGACCGGCGGCTTTCGTAACTTGATCGAAGTATTCGCGAAAGTTGGTCATTGGCCTGTTTGGAGGCAGAACGCGATCAGCTATCGATCTTGTTTACTGCTCAACTCGTCAAATATTACGGTCGCGGCCAAAATTTATGATACTGATATCTTTGAACTGCGCACCCACGAGCTTTATAGTAATGATCAACAGAATACCTTTTTCCGTTCATCGATCATCTATCAGAACAAAGCCGGTTTGACTTCTTCTATCACCTTCACAACCGGATCAACGAAAGCCGCTTCTCTTCCTGTTCAGTCTAACAATGAAAGAAATGTAACCGGCTTATATGGTTATTCACCTTGGACCGCAACAGCTGATCGATCCAGTTTGGCAAATGGAGACGTTCAAAGATTAAAAGAATGGGATTTGTTTAACTATGAAAAGCTTGTTCTCGTGGTCAAGTTAAAATATGCGACTCTTTGTTGTGGTGATGTTGTTGCAATTCATAGCGGGATCTTTTATGGAGTAAACCAAGGAGCCAACGATCGAACATATGCCGGAACTCGTTTTATGGTTGTCGGTGTAGACTATTCGATTTCTTCGGCTTCTTGTGTTCTCACTTTAGCCGCTCCATATCGACAAAGTGCTTTATGACTTTGGACGAAAAAATCTCCTATAATAAACATTCTGCTTTGGACTTTGGTTGGTCGCCGGAATGGTTCGGACTCCATATAGAACAGTTTGATCAAAGACTTATCGAGATCATTGAAGAATTTCAATATGAGCATGATCTCGAAGTTGATGGTCTTCTTGGTGAATCAACATTTCGCCGGTTGTATACATATATAAGTCAGGACAAAGTAGATTTTGAAAATAAAAATAAAACAAAAGAAAACGCAAAGATTATTTTTCGTGGCGAAGAATATCCGATCATGTGGTCAAAGGTTGTCTTATGGAATGAAGAAGGCGGTCTAAGTTGTAAGAGTAGAAAGTCAAAAGGTAGATCGCCAAGTTATTTTGTTAATCACTGGGACGTTTGCCTTTCTTCTTCTTCGATGGCTCGCGTCTTGAAAGCTCGATCTTTGGGTGTTCACTTTTCCATTGATAATGATGGAACTATTTTCCAGTTATGCGACATGGAAGACATAGCTTTTCACGCCGGAGGTCATAACAGAAAATCGATCGGCCTTGAAATCTCGAACGCCTATAGCTTAAAATATCAAGATTGGTATATTAAAAAAGGCTTTGGAAAAAGACCGATTCAAAGCAATGACTATGTACATGGTAAGCGGCTAAAGTCACATCTCGGATTTTATGATGATCAACTGAATGCGGCTTGCGCTCTTTGGGCGGCTGTCAGTTTGGCGACCGGTATTCCTTTGCAAGTGCCAAGGATTCACGATGCTGTTGATCATGTTGCGTCTTCTGGATCTTTCAAAGGCTTTTGTGGTCACTATCATTTAACCAAACGAAAGATCGATCCGGCCGGAACTGATTTTCATCTATTACAAGATAAAGCATCGTTAATCAAAGTTGCGATGAAGCGTATGGACTACGGTCGAAAATGATCAAGGTAGGAATAGATATGGAATGGATTTTGTTAGTTGTTGGTTTGATTGCGGGCGGTGCGGCCGGAGCCGGCTTGACAGCTGGAGTCATGAAGAATAAACCGGCTCGAATCGTTGAGAAGATGATCGAGGTTGATAACTCTTTAAGTGATGCGGACCTTCTAAAGATTCCATGTTCAAAGGAATACATAAAAGATAAAGGTGAATCTTTGTGTCGTGAGATGTTCTGTAGAATGAACACAAGATCCGGAAATCAATCAAACTCGGCAAGTGCAAAAGAGTGCGAGGCCATATCAAACACGATCAATAAATCTTTTGTCCTCCAAGAATGCAACAAGGTTGGAAAAGGTGACGAGAACAAAAGAAGGTCATGTATCGAGTTCTTTGATCGTCGGTTGTAACAAAGATCCAAAAATTTTTTTTGGCCCGAGTCCAGAGTTTTCTCAAGAAAAAAATTGGTTCAACCAATACGTAGACTTCAAATCTCAGCCTTCTTTTTTTATCTTTCCGTATAAGGTTGCATGAAGATCGCTGAGATTCGAAGTTTAGAAATTGGTTCAACCATTGTATTTTATCCAGCTGGCTATGTTGGTTTAGTCCAAATTGCCGAACATTTCATTTTGATTTATTTTTTTTTGGGATCAAATAGCTATCATTTTGATGATTAAACGATCACTTTTCTAAGAAAACAAGCGTAAATTACTTAAAAAGTGCGAAAAATACCCTTATTTCACCTCAAAAGTAATATTTATGTTGATAAAATAATATTTATGGGCTATAATAATAACAGATGGAGCGCTTACCAAGTGCCGATTCTATACCCGAGATACCTCTAACACTCAAAGGAAAAATCAAAATGAAAAATGTAGGATATGAAATCATTATATGGAGCGGTGGCGACAACCACATTACAGGAGAGATTGCAACAGGCACTGTAGGTATTTTTGACCCAGATGAGCATAAATGGGCTTTAATGGACTATATGCAAAAAATAGAAGAAGGATTCTTAGGCGCGTATTTAACCGTGAAGAAATACACGGGAGGCAATTGGGTTGAGTTTGGTCATAATATGGACGACTGTGAGCCGTTAAGCAATTTGCCCAAGTACTTACAGAAGAAACTGAGAAAGCTTATATCTTTTGATAGAGCCCGAAACAACTTGTAACCCTATAGCCTGAGTAAGCTTTTTAACTGCTCAACACTCAACACTCAAAGGAAAATCAAATGTACGAAATCAAATGTCTCGAATGTCATGAAACAAATACTTATAATCATCTTGAATGGTCGGCGGCTGTTTGCCAACATTGTAAACAGGAAACATATAATCCTCATTATAATCAGCCTTCTATTTATGCAGCTCTCGCCGGAATCGATCGGACTCGTCGAGATCATGGTAACAAAGGTTATCATACACCTTCGATCAGCCTTTCAACCGGCGAGAAGATCAGTCTCGCCGAATGGCGCGAGTCTCTTCTATTTATTCATTCACTGATCCAGCGATACACAATCCACATGCAAAAGAATCAATATGATTATGCCGATCAGCTGGAAGAATATATCGCTGATCAATGCCTTCTCTATTTCGTTGATATTGATAAAAGTATACACGAGCACTATGAGATAACAGTCGAAGTGATGACAAGCTAATCGAAGCTTGTGTCTTCACCTGATATCGGTGAACTGATGAGATCAAGATAGATCGAAACACTTAACACTTAAAGGATAATCAAAATGAATGAAAAAGAATTCAAATCATGGGCTTTTGTCAAGCCTGAGACCCACACTGAAAGTTATTGCACCTGTCCAGAATGCGGAGCTGGATTCTTTCTTTGGTTTGAAAACCATCATACAGATGATGAAGATTCAATTCAAAAAAACAGCCTTTGTACGCACTGCTTAGAAGAACTCGATGAAGAGTCAGAAGAAGAAGAGGAGTCATTTTAGTAATCTATTTGATCATAGAGAAAGAATCTAAACCCTATAGCCTGAGTAAGCTTTCCAACTGCTCAACACTCAACACTCAAAGGAAAATCAAATGTCATATAAAAGTGGAAGCAAATGGATCGCAATAGAAAGAAGATGGCAAATATATTCGAGAGATAATCATGCGTGTATATATTGCGGATCTTCTGAAAATCTAACACTCGACCATGTCGATCCGACTCGCCGAAAAACTTGGCGCGGTCGAAACATAGAATGTCACGATGCTGATAACTTGGTCACATGTTGTCGAAGTTGCAACAGCAAAAAAAGAACAAAGAGCCTTGAGCAGTTCGCATCATCGGCGATTGTTGCAAAGGTTCGGCTGCAGCTGGCTCTTGATCTTCCAGATCATACAATCGCCATGAAACAAAAAACAGCCTATCAGACGATCGGCCAACTTCCCCTTTTTCAAAAGGTAGCATAATGAAGCATGGAAAACTATTTAAAACAGCCGCAATTATTATCGATGAATTCGATCTCATCGTTGAAGATGTCCGCATGAGCGGATCGGTCCTCAATATCTATGTAACAAGATCAAGCTTTTATCAGGCTTGGACTGATATAAAACCAGTTTTCGAAACATCCACGATCAGGACAAACTATCGCGGTGTAAAGATACAATCATTCACGCGAGACTATAAGAATGAACTATCAGCAAACATTTGTGTTTGGTGTACAACACTAACAGAGGAAAAAATCAAATGAAATGTTCAAAATGTGGATATAAAAATAAGACTCTCAGAAAGTCTTTGACTTGTAAATATTGCGGAGCCGATTTGATACCGGCTGGTGATGACAAGAACTTTAAGACCTATTCGTTCAAAGATGACCCTGCCATCATGGCCGAGCTTGATCGTATAGGTTCAATTCTCAGCGAGTCACGAAAAGGAAAGGTGACAAGATCCAAATTGATTCGGTTAGCGGTTCGTCAGCTCTCCAAGGAGTTGCAACCATGAGCGACGAGAACTTTATTGATATTCTTGTGATGTCACTTGTGATCTTTGGTCTTGTATTTTTCATTTGACCATAGATCACGAAAAAGGTATAACTCTATAACATGGATCTTGATTATCCTTGTTGAGTGTTTTAAGCGGTCCACGGTGGGCCGCTTTTTTTTTACTTTTTTTTGGGCTGACTTATGAGAATATTATCAAAGACCATTCCAAGCTCGGTGACCGGTGTATCATCGACGATGGATGTCAACAAGAAGATCGACGTCGATCTTGACTTTAACTTCCGATCGGTGTTCAATGGAATACTTCGCGGACTTTGGATCAGGGTATCAAGTGCGGCCTCATCACCGACCGCTATGACAATCCGACTCGCTGAAGATACAGCTGGAGACAAAATCATTATTCCAGATACTGATTCATCGATCGCGTTTGGTTTGACAACCACTTCGAGCGGTGCGGCTGTATATTCGATCGATATGCGATATGTATCAAGTGAAGCCGAGAAGCTTTATCTTTTTTTGAATACCGACACCGGAACGGTCAATATCGATTCTGTTACTTTGACTTATGAGGTAGCATCATGATATCGAATGTCTTTACAAGAAACGGCGGATCAAATGGTCGATCTTTTGATATGATAGATCTCAGCGATCAAATTGATAATTCTCGAAGGATTTTCACGCTTAAAGCATTTCGCCGTGGTAGTATACTTGTGTTCTTTAATGGACTCGCACAAAGAAATGGCGTCGAAATTACAGAACTATCTCGATCAACCTTTCAGACATCTTTCGTCCCTTCCACGGGATCGACTCTTCTTGTATTCTATCAACCTTTATAGGAGTTCCACAAATGGCAATTCAAATCATAGCCGACCAGATTAAAAACGGTGAAGTCACAAACGACAAGCTCGCCGGATCTATCCAACCAGCAAAGCTCGATCTTTCTCAAGTTTTCGGTTTTACCGCAATACCTACAATCAACGCGACACCAACTGCAGCAAATCAAGTTGTTAGCAAATCATATGTCGATAACAAATTACAAGGTCTTTCTTGGCATGATAGTGTAAGAGTTCGATCTTCTTCTAACATAGACATTTCAGACGCGCCGGCGACCATCGACGGAATCAGTATGGCCGCGGACGATAGAGTTCTTTTGACTGCTCAAAGTACCGGATCCGAAAATGGTATCTATGTTTGGAGTTCAGCCGGTGGAGCCATGGCCCGAGCCGCGGATGCGGACACCTTCGCCGAGTTGCAATCAGCCGCGGTTTTCATCCGAGAAGGAACTTCAGCCGATAAAGGTTATCTACAGAGTGCCGAGCTTTCAAGTTTTGCTTCTCAAAACTGGATCTTGTTTTCATCCACTAACGGCGGTCGTCAAGCAGGAACCGCTCTTGATCTTTCATCGAATACCCTATCAGTCAAGTTTGATAACTCCTCAATTGGTACAAATGGATCTGGACAGCTTGAAATAAAAGCTGCAGGAATTCAAGACGCAATGGTTGCTTCTGGAACTTTAAGTAATTCACGGCTCGCAAATAGTAGTATCACCGTGAACGCTGGATCAGGATTGTCCGGCGGTGGTGTAACTGCACTCGGAGCAAGTGTCACAGTCGCAGCCGCGGCCGCGGATTCTTCGATCGACGTTGGCGGTGGTGGAATTTCTGTGGCAAATGCAGGGGTCACCGCAGCAAAACTTGCTGGAAATTCTGTTCAGACTGGAAACATTGTCGATGCAAATGTTACCTTGGTAAAAGTTGAGAATGTTGCAGCTGGCAAAGTGATCATGGGAAATGCCTCAAACAGACCAACCGCGACCGCTATTTCTGGAGATATCGCGATTTCAAACTCTGGAGCCGTAACGATTCAAGCCGGCGTCGTTGAGAACTCAATGTTAGCGGGATCTATCGAAAACGCAAAACTCCAGAATTCAGCCGTGACTCTTTCCGGCGGTGACGGTGTCTCGATTGCATCCGGCGCGATTTCTTTAGGCGGCTCAAAAACTGTTAACTTACAACTTGATGGTTCAAGTCTTAGCAAGTCCGGATCAGGTTTGAAGATCGCTGACGCTGGAGTCGGATCGGCTCAACTACAAGACGACAGTTGCTCAACCGCAAAAATTCCAGACTCGGCCGTAACAAATGACAAGCTCGCTTCATCTTCTGTTTCAGTGGTGAGCGGTGATGGTCTTCAAGGTGGAGGATCTTTGAGTCTCGGCGGAACCTTAACACTTTCCATAGATCTCGATGGCTCGTCTCTCGCACTTGATTCATCAAATGGTCTTTCAGTTGCGGCCGGCGGTATTCAAACCAGCATGTTAGCAGCCAACTGTGTAAACGCTGCAGCTATCCAAAACAACGCGGTCGGAAGTTCGGAAATCGCCGACGATGCGGTCGGATCTACGGAGTTGGCAGCAAATGCAGTTTTGATCGAGAAGGTAGGCTTCCGAGCTTACACCGAATCGTTCAGTGGAACCACGAACACCAAATATGATCTTGGTCGTGCTGTTAATGCTAACTTCTTCGATCGAGTGCAAGTATTCCGAAACGGTCTTCGTTGTAAGAAGGTTGCTTCACCTTCTGACAGTTCCGAATATAGTGTCGCAAATGATGGAACCTCTTCAGTGTGTGCTATCACTTTCGGAGCCGCTCCAAATGGTGATTCTATTATCGTTGATTATTTGACATAGGGAACGGTCGCGAACAACTTTTCGTTGTTTCTCCTTTGCGACCAACCGCCGATCTGGAGTCAGCCCCATGATCGGCGGTTTTTCTTTCCTCCTTCTAAGTGGTTGAACCAATTATCCAACCTTGCAATCTCAGCCGTTTTCTTTGGTTTACCTGTAACCTTATAGGGATAGATTGCTGAGGTTTCGATCTTACATATTGGTTGAACCAATAAAACCGATCCAAAAATCGATTCTAAGATCAGCCGGATATATTGACATATCTATCGAATAAAGATCCAAGATTTGACAATAAACATTTGATTTTTGACCGCAAAACGTGTTACATAACAACGTAGTGTTAGTAATTGTTCCAATGTCTGGATTATTTTAATTTTATTCATAGAAATATATAAATAGTAAATTTTTATTAAAAAAAATAAAACTGAAAACAAAAAAAAACTACTAACCTCCGCCGAAAGGCAAACACTCAACACTCAAAAAAAGGATAATCAATATGAGTTTGATTCTTACTCTTGAAGAGGAGTACAACATGTCTCCTCTTGAATCTCGGTTCGTCGAGCTTTATAACTCGCACGGATGGCAAACCAGCCAAGATAGAAAGCCGCTCGCGGTTTTCGCCAACATCCCGAACCCTTCAAAGGTTGACATATACTTCGAGCTTGACAAGATCGACGAATGGTTAAGGTCGAAGCAATCTTCCAAACGCTGGAAGGTGAACGAGTGGATCGACTTCTTGACCAGCTGGCTTGGTCGAGTAAAGCGGCCGAAGCTACAAACCAAGGATCGAGACATAAAGAATATGCCGTACTATATGGTAATATATGATCGAATCATAGAAAGATCAGCAAACCGAATGGACTTCCCCGAAGAGGTCCGCGAGAAGTATTGGAGAATGTGGTCGTGGTTGACAGAAGGTATTGATCCAACAAGAAAAGATCGATCGCGCGCCGGTAAGGCGATGAAGGAATGGATCGAGAAGATCGCGCTCAACTATAACAAAGAACAAAAGAACCTATACTATAAGAAGCTGAACAAGCTTGTCGAAAGAGGTGATTTTGACAATAACGACATGTTGGACTTTCTTGGCTGTCATTCGGCAGGTGTACTCAATGAAGTTCTTGATCTGCTATATGGTCCAGAACTTGACCGGCCCGATCTGGACAAAATGCGTTGTGATGTTACTTTGAGAATTGATAGGAGTATTTTATGATTATACGAATATCAAAAGACAAATGGATAAACTTAAAAAATGTCGAGATGATCACTCTTACAAAGAAGATAGTCGATATCAATGTTTTTGATTATCCTCCTGAGCGTAATGATATTATGACCTTAAATTTTCATTGTACTTCTGGTACAGTTTATAAGTATCATGACACTTTATTAAATATAAAGATATTACTGAAAAAATACAAATTGGATTTATAATGTTGTACATGATCGAAGACCTCCAAAATAATACAAAGAAGATAGTCGATATCAATGTTTACGATTATCAGGAGGTCTTTGATCTTTCAGTTGTTGAGATACAGGTTCTTGAAATGTCGATTCGCTTTGGTGGAAAACCTGTATCAACTGGACATTTCAACGCGTACAAATATCAATAAAAAAATCATGTTATAATAACGCCGGCCTTTGAGCCGGTTTTTTTACTTTGGTGTTTTATGGATGAAGAAGTCAAAAAGGCATATTATGAATATGCAAATAAAAGAATCAGGAAAGCCGGAAAGATGACATCATTTGTTCCGCTTCTGCAGCTGAACGGGGAGATACTTCTCGCGGTGAAAGAGCGCGCCCAAAAAGAGAAGACCGATCATAATGACTGGATCATCAAAGCAATCATAAAGGCACTTAATGAATAAGATCGATCATCATTGCGGCTATTGGAGAAAAAAACTAACCTTGATCAATAGACTCTATTTGTCGATCGGTTCTTCCACGGCTCATAATGTTATCGTTTGCCAAGCCGAAAACAATCATGGTTTGATACTTACAATTTGCGATCGGCGGTTCTTTGTGTTGACCAAAAGAAGGATCGATCTTGATTCACCTTTCGAAGACGTCAAAAAGATGACCGTCAGGAATGGATTATATCAAGGTGATATGTTCAGAAGAAAGAACGACATTGAACAAAAAGATCTTACTATGTGCCGAAAATATTTCGAACTGATATACTATGTCAACGGACATATTGTTTCAACATTCTTTTATCGGGCTGACAATGATAAAACTACTGAACAAAAATTGTATTGATGTAATGAAAAATTACACCGACGATTATTTTGATATTGGAATCGTCGATCCTCCTTACGGGATAGGGGACTGGACTAAAAAATATCCGAATCATGGTCCAAAAAATAAAAATGCAAAGTCACAACAAAAAACACCGACAACTCGAAAAGAACATGTCGATTGGAATGGCACAAAACCAGATAAAAAATATTTTGATGAACTTTTGAGAATATCAAAGCATCAAGTGATTTTCGGAGCAAACTATTTTAATCAATTTGTTGGCAAATCTGGAGCTTTGATCTGGTTGAAAGGCGTTCCGCTTTCTTCTAATTTATCAACTTGTGAGATCGCAAGTTATAGCCGATTTACGAAAGTGATCCATATCAATAGCAAATGGCAAAACGTAAATAGAAGATGCGAAACAATTCATCCATGTCAAAAGCCGATCGATCTATATGAACAGATTCTTGATATAGAAATCAAATCAATGAAGGGTAAAAAGTTAAAGGTGTTTGATTCACATTTTGGATCTGGATCGTTGGCTATTGCTTGCATGATAAAAGGCTGTGATTTTGTTGGTTGTGAAATATCAGAAGTCTATTTTCAAAGAGCATTAAAGAGAATACAAAACCATAAATTACAATCAAAGCTATTTGAGACAAATCATGAATTTGAAATATGTACAGCTTGAAGACCTTACTCCTTGGAGTGGTAATCCTCGACAAAATGATCACGTTGTTGATCGTGTCGTTTCATCAATAAAGAAGTTCGGTTTTGCGGCTCCTATTGTCGCCAACAAAGATGGAACAATCATCGCCGGACATACAAGATACAAAGCCGCTCTACATATGAAGCTGGAAAAAGTACCGGTCCACTTTTTGGATCTCTCTGCAGAAGAAGCGGAAAAGCTTGCACTTGCTGACAATAAATTAAACGAGTTAGCAGACTGGAACGATCGCGAGCTTTACGAAATCTTGAAAGACATCGAGACAGAAGAAGCCTATGATCTCGGATGGAATCAAAAAGAACTCATTGAACTCTTCGATCAGTTTACACCGATCATCGATGGTCCAGAAGAAGAAGAGTCTTCAGCTGGCGAGAATGAGATAACAGAACATGATAATATTCCGGATGATGTCGAGCCAACAACGAAAGCCGGTAATATTGTCGATCTTGGAAATCATCTTCTATGCTGTGCTGATAATCTGGAAATCATGCGACGACTTCCTGATAACTCGATTGATTGTATTGTCACCGATCCACCGTATGGAATCGACTTCATGCAAAAGTCATGGGATGCAGATGTCCCGCAAAATGAATGGGCGCGAGAATGTCTTCGTGTGTTAAAGTCCGGCGGTCACTTAATCAGCTTTGCGGCTACTCGAACATTTCATAAACTTGTAACGAACTTGGAGAATGCAGGCTTTGAGGTAAGAGACACAATTAATTGGCTATACTTCTCAGGATTTCCAAAAAGTCTCGATGTATCAAAAGCGATAGATAAACACTTTGGGGTTAAGCGTGAAGTGATTGCAGAATATAAAGGTGCGGTAAAAGGTAAATCTGGAAAATATAATTGGAATCAAGAAGATACAGGTCAATCAATAGCAAGTATAACCAAACCAGCAACAAAAGAAGCACAAGAAGCGGAAGGAATCGGAACAGCATTAAAGCCGGCTTTTGAACCTGCTACACTTTGCCGAAAACCATTGAGTGAAAAATCGGTCGCGCTGAACTGGTTGAAATATAAAACCGGCGGGATCAATATTGATGATTGTCGCTTTGCTTATGGTGATCCTTGCTGGGTCGGTCCGAATGATTTAGTTGAAAATATGGTTGGTCAGAAAAGAGGAACCATAGGACATAAACTTTCAGAACAAAATAGAATTGTCAATACTCCACCTTCCGATCTCGGAAGATGGCCCGCTAACATATATCAATGTCCGAAAGCATCAAGATCAGAAAGAGAAAAAGGTCTTGATGATATGAAAACAATATCAGGACATGAAGCCGTAAATCGCAAAGAAGGATCGGCCGGTCTGAACAATCCGCGGGCCGGCGCTGGAAGAACAGCTTCCGAAGTTGCGAACATTCATCCGACCGTGAAACCTGTTAAGTTGATGCGGTGGCTTGTTCGTTTGGTGACTCCAAAGAATGGGATCGTGTTAGAACCTTTTTGTGGAAGTGGAACGACGATGATCGCGGCCGAGCTTGAAGACCGCTTTTGTCTCGGCATAGAACGGAAGCCTAAATATTGTGATATCATAAAAGCGCGCGCCGAACATGCGATCCAGTCTTCAAGCAATGAAAGACACAATCAAGAGTTTGAAGAACTGAAAAAAATCTTTTCCAAAAAATAAAAATGAAAAAAAAAATATCTTCTTCTCACATCGTTAATAAATATCCGCATCTTATCAGAAAGTGGGCCATCGATGAGAATCTATCAATGCAGGAATGTAGCGACAAGATAGTCAAACACACCGGCCAAGATTGCACGCACTATATCATGCGGACCGTATTCGATAAGCTCATGATCTCCAAAGACCGAAGAGAGAAGCGAGAAGAGATCAAGCGCGCCAAGGATATGATCATCGAAGAAGAAGAACCACTCGAAGAAGAAGAATATCAAATACCTATCGAAGATCTGATTCAG